TCACGCATTGTTATCTCTTTGATATACCAGCGAGTGAGGCAGACCTAAACTGCCTCACTTTTTTGGCCATAGAGGGAGAGCAAGAGCTAACACATTTTTGTAATAAAGCGTATGATAGGAAGATATTCTCTAGCACGCAGTCTGTAAGGAACTGTTTGACAAAGGCAGAAAAGAAAGGATTGATTATGAAGGAAGGAAAGAATAAGAAAAAGATTTCCATCCATCCCAGTCTTAATGTGTATGCTAAAGGGAATATTCTTCTAGATTATAAATTCTTAAGCGTTGAAGCCTAGAAAGTCTAAAGAGTTAATTCCTGATGTGGCAAAACAATTAGGTGTATCAGAGCAAATGGTTTCAGATGTGACATCATTTTATTGGCATGAAATTAGAAAGAGCTTGTCAAGCTTAAAGCATGCCAGAATACATGTCACTAACTTAGGAGATTTTACAATTAAGCATTGGAAGATTGACGAAAGGATAGAATCACTTGAGAGATTTAAGGAGAACTTTAGGCAAAAAGGATTACAAGAGATTGTAACAAGATTTAGAACTGATGAAACCTTGTTTGATTTAAAGGCCATTAAAGAACTAATGGATGAAGAGAATCAGAGAAGGGATTTTATTAAATTACATAAAACTAACAATGAGTCTAAAAAAGAACATAATTCAGATTTGGAAAGCAAAGGGTCAGATTCTTGAAGGCGTAGCTAACTCTATATTTAAGAAAGAGGATGTAGAAGAAATAGCACGATATAGAATGCTCATGTGCAAATTCTGTGATGTGTATACAGAAGAAGACGAAGGATGTATGGTAGCCGGAACATCCCCATGTTGTAGTCACATAAAAGGAGGATGTGGTTGTAGTTTAGCATTTAAAACTAGATCACTTTCTTCTGCATGTCCTTTAGGGAAATGGGAAGCTGAGGTGACACAAGAAGAAGAGGACGTAATCAATCAAAAACTAGGTATATAATACAATGAGCATTATCAAATTCACAGCACACGATCACAGTTACACAAGTTTAGATGAGCAGGACAAAATCAAGTGGATTTCTGTAACATCTTTTATTGGTAATTTTAAGCAACCATTTGATGCTGACAAGATTGCATTAAAATCTTCTAAGTCAAAGAAATCAAAATGGTATGGAATGACTCCAGAAGAAATTAAAGAGGCTTGGAACAACGAGTCTTTGCGTGCTACAACATTAGGTACATGGTATCACAATTGTAGAGAATCTGATATATGCTCATTTGAAACCATGGAGAGACATGGTAAGACTATTCCTGTTTTCAAAACAATTGAGAATGAGGGAGTTAAGTTTTCTCCAAATCAAAAGCTAGTAGATGGCATCTATCCAGAATTAATGGTCTATCTAAAATCAGCCGGGCTTTGCGGTCAATCTGATTTAGTGGAGGTGATTGATGGACAAGTGCACATTACAGATTACAAAACTAACAAGGAGATTAAGACTGAGGGTTTTACAAACTGGGAAGGAATTACAACTAAGATGAACTTCCCTATTAATCATTTAGATGATTGTAACGTAAACCACTATGCGTTGCAATTAAGCTTGTACATGTATATTATTCTAAAGCACAATCCTAAACTAAAACCCGGAGTGTTAACTATCCACCACATTGTATTTGAAACTGTAGGAGCAGATAAGTTTGGAAACCCTATTACGGCTCTAGATACAAATGGAGATCCTATTGTAAAAGACATTGTTCAATACACCCTTCCTTATTTAAAGAGTGAAATAATTAGTTTACTACATTGGTTAGAAGACAACAGAGATAAACTAAAAGAAAAACACTAATGGAGCTTAATCACAATATTGATAACATGAAATGCTTAGTTAGACTATCGCATTTCACACATAAGGAAGAGGATAAGAATACATTTCATAATGCTTATGCTTTTGCTATACAATCAATTGCTGGTAAGATACTTACATTTCATATAATGACCGATTATGGAATGATGAGGAGCAGAGTTCCTATGAGTGAGATATTTTTTAAAGAACCTACACAAGACATTCCTTTTCACTTTAAACAACTATGGGATTGTTTTAGTGAAAATGTATCTGTAATTTGTTATAACTACTTATATGAAAAAAGATGTCAGGTAGTACTAAAAGACGGAAGCATGGTGTGGGCAACATATATGTTCACTGTAGATTGGTACAGCAACCCATATTCTGATGAACCAACAGATTATAAATGTGGGCACGTACTAATAGCAGATGATGGATATTTATTGTGCCAACCAAACAATAGAATATTCTGGAAAGACTCAAATTGGATTACAAAAGTTTTCCCAATTGATCCAAAAGATATAAAGGTAGATTATGAACTACCATCTGTAGAAACAGTTTCTGAAAGATGGGTAAGTGAAGATGGAGATTCTTATTATTACGATATAAATAAAAAATAATGTTACTTGTAGAAACTTATTTAGCAGAGTCACCAGGGATGGGACTAGGTCTGTTTGCCAAAAATTTTATAAAAGAAGGCACACTTATATGGGAATTTGTAGAAGGATTTGATATTGAGGTACATGCAGATGAGTATGAACGTTTGAATGATGTTCAAAAAGCTCATGTTGATAAATACTTCTGGCAAGAAGGAGATTATTATTATTCTTCTTGTGATAATTCAAATTTTCAAAACCATAGTTACACCCCTAACTCTATTGTATATGGTGAAAAAATGGTAGCTTCTAGAGATATTTATGCACATGAAGAAATATTAGTAGATTATCAAACTTTTGATGATAACTTTGATTTATATAAAGACAAATTAAAATGATTAGATTATTTGATATACATAATGGTAAGGTGGTTCCTAGTGAGCACTGTTACACATTAAAGTTTTTAAAAGACATTATGGATGAATATGGTGATGAATCCGTAAAGGTTTACGCATATTTATTCTACATGACTTGTCCTAACCCAGATTTAAATCCTTTCTTTGATGTTCCTGAAACAGATAAAGAGGAAATTATTATTACAGAAGTAGACGGAGAGTTTTCTACAGAAGATGATCTTGTAGTAAATGGACTACGTATGTGTAAGAAATTATACGAAACACCTACATACAGAGCATACCAGGGTATTAAGATTGCACTAGATAACATGGCTGGGTTTATGGCCACAGAAAGAGTGACATCAGGCAGAGATGGGTCTGCTACAGCAATCCTTAGAATTGCAGAAAGATTTGACTCTGTTAGACAAAGTTTCAAAGGTGTCTACCGAGACTTGATGGAAGAACAACAATCACAAGTTAGAGGTGGACAAAATTTAGCATACGATCAATAAATTTATGAGAGAACCAAACAGAGAACGCAAGTCAGAGATTAAGTATAACGTAACTCTTAACGAGGAACAGAAAGATGCAAAACGCTTAATTATTGATAATCAGATAGTTATCGTTACAGGAAGAGCAGGTAGTGGTAAAAGTTTGGTTTGTGCATTGACAGCACTGGACTTTCTAAACAAAAAACAATGTGATCAAGTGTTTGTAACACGTGCTACTATTGAGGTGGGGTCATCATTAGGCTTTCTTCCAGGTACGTTAGACGATAAGTTTAATCCTTATCTAGAGGCTTTTCTAGAAAACTTGACAAAATGTACAGACAAAATTAAAATAGAAAATCTTGTAAAGGAACAAAGACTAATTGCTTATCCCGTACAGTTCATTCGTGGCAAGACAATTGATGACATTCTTGTTGTAGAGGAAGCACAGAACCTTTCTAAAACAGAAATGCTAGCTATTTTGACACGTCTTGGCAAAACAGGAAAGATTATTATTAATGGAGATAACGAACAACAAGACACTAAGTATGGAGTAACAGGTTTGAGCTATGCCATTGAACTATCTAAAAAGATACAAGAAATTAAATGGATCAAGCTTAAAGAAAACCATCGCAGTGATATTGTTGGTAAAATACTAGAATACGAGTATAATTGCTAGTATAAAATGTAGAGTGACGAAATTGGCAAACGTACCCTCCTGTCTCGGGGGTGTGGAGTAAACTGATAAAGACCGTAACTCGGCTCCTAAAGTCCACTTGGTGGTTCGAATCCATCCTCTACAGCATATTAGGTTGACTGGAATGGCGTACTTTTAACTGTAGAAAGGGCAGTACGTGATCGGTTAGAAATGCCAGTCGTAAAAGCAGATGTCCACTCACCCATCTTCTGCTTTCCTAAAAACTTTAAACTATAAAACTATGAAGCTAGAAGTGTACACTGACTACGAAAACATTAGTAATAACAAATTAGAAGATGATCTAGATGTTAAATATAAATTCATGCAAGACTGGGTATTTAATTTTAACCCATTCACAGGACTTTGGAATGCTTTTCCTAGAAATAGTTATAATGAATATTGGAATAATCATGAGATAGAAGGTGTCTTGCGTAGTAAGGATATTAACACAATTTTATTTTTGCTACAAAAGAGTAATGGTAACGTTGAGGTTATTAATAAAATAACCAGTGGAGATAAAAAATAATGTTTAAAGAAATACCTACATACGAAAACGGTAGTTGGAGTGTAACAACATTTGACACTAGAGAGGAATTTAGAGATTTCCTCTTGTCTATTTTTAAAGAGCCTGGTAAATACGAGTTCAATGAGACTAGTAAAATTTTTAACGAAGAGGGTAGAAGGTTTCAGAAACAGGGATTTTACTGTGCAGCTCCTGTAAAAACCAAAGATTTTATTGCATATTGGGACGATCAAAAAAGAAAATGTCGTAATGGTATTATTGTAAAAGATGGTGAACAGTCTTGGTATATAAGCAGAGACTACTACATGTGGTTAAACTTTCTTCCTATTTATGACAAAGAAGAAAAAAGGTTTGACTTTGCTAAGGTGAGAGATGCCCAATATCACATGGCATTGTATGAACATCTAGCTGAACTGCATTATAAGCACGCCATCATCCTAAAGAAGCGTCAGATAGCGTCTTCTTATTTCCACATGGCTAAGTTACTTAACCAATATTGGTTTGAAGAAGGTGCTGTGTTAAAAATTGGTGCTTCTCTAAAGGACTATATAAACGAAAAGGGCTCTTGGAAATTCCTTAATGAGTACAAAAACTTTTTAAATGAACACACAGCCTGGTATCGTCCAGCTGAACCTGATAAAGTGGGGGCATGGCAGCAGCAGATCAAGGTGAGAATAGGTGGTCGTGATACCTATAAAGGTTTAAAGTCTACGATTAACTTATATTCTTTTGAGAAAGACCCTACACATGGTGTCGGTGGTCCTGTTACATACTTCTTTCATGAAGAAGCAGGTATTGCTCCAAAGATGGATGACACATACGGATTCATGAAACCAGCTCTTAAGTCTGGTCACATGATTACGGGTCAGTTTATTGCTGCTGGATCAGTTGGTGATCTTGATCAATGTGAGCCAATGAAGGAGTATATTCTACACCCAGAAGAGAATGGTTTTTACGGGGTAGAAACGGGCCTTATAGACAAGGACGGAACGATTGGTATATCAGGACTATTTATTCCTGAACAGTGGTCTATGCCCCCTTATATTGACAAATACGGCAACTCTAAAGTGGAGGAAGCTTTGGATGCATTAGAGAAGGAATTTGAGAAGATGAAAAAGGATTTAGATCCTGCAGCTTATCAACTTACAGTATCTCAGCAGCCACGTTGTATTGAAGAAGCATTTGCTACAAGAAAGATAAGTGTCTTTCCTCCACACTTGGTTGCTAAACAAATGCAAAGGATTCAGGATAAACAATATCCTATAGAATACTTAGAGCTTTCTAGAAATGCTGAAGGCAAAATAATAGATAAGCCTTCTAGGAAAACACCTATTATGGATTTTCCTATTTCTAAAAAAACAGAAGATAAAGAAGGTGTAATCTGTATTTACGAAAGACCACATAAAGATCCTACATTTGGGATGTACTATGCTTCTGTGGACCCCGTTGGAGAAGGAAAGACCACCACGTCTGAATCACTATGTTCTATATATGTTTATAAGAATCCTGTTGAAATTATTAAGGATGAGGGTAATGGTAAAGTAAAGAACGAGATAGAACGTGACATGATTGTAGCATCATGGTGTGGACGTTTTGATGATCTTAACAAAACCCATGAGAGACTTGAGCTTCTTATAGAGTGGTACAACGCATGGACGATTGTAGAAAATAACGTAGCTTTGTTTATCCAGTATATGATAAGTAAGAAGAAGCAACGATATCTTGTACCAAAAGATATGATTTTGTTCTTAAAAGACATTGGAGCAAATAGAAACGTATTCCAAGAGTATGGATGGAAGAACGTAGGTACATTGTTTAAAGGAAATGTACTATCTTACGGTATTGAATTCTTAAAAGAAGAACTTGATTACGAGACTAAAGAGAACGGAGATATTGTAAAAACCGTATATGGGGTTGAACGTATCCCAGATATAATGCTACTTAAAGAAATGCAGGCTTACAGAGAAGGGCTAAACGTTGACCGGTTGGTAGCGTTTTGTGCACTTATAGCATTTGCAAAGGTGCAGCAGAGTAATAGAGGCTTGGCTAAACGTGTGGAAGTTACAAAAGAAAACTTGGATAACTCCCAGAAATTTAGTAAATTAAACTTGAGCCCCTTTAGACATATTGGAGGTTCAAAAGGCGGTTCTTCTGGTATGAAAGCAACAAGAAATCCTTTTAGAAATATAAAGTAATTATGGTAAACAAAGAACTTCATACTCAAAAAGTTACTATTCTTTCTAGACTAATTAAAGAAAGCTCTCTCACCCTTGAGGAAGCTCTTCTTCTTTTAAGAGAAGAGGCAGAGGAAGAACAAAAGGTTGAAGAACCAAACCCTTATTATTCATATACTTACTCTACTGGTAATATAGGAATAAGTACAATCACTCCAAGTAATAAAATGACTATTGGCCCAACTGAAACGATGTCTTTTGGCTCAATAACTACTAATACCCTAATTGCTGATAATTCAGCTGACTTAAATACTTAAATATCATGCAGATATATAATGCTCTAGATCTCAAATCTGGTAAAAAGGCGGATTATAATAAAATGGGTACACTTACCCAGCCTATCCAGTTTT